CGGAATACTTCTTCTGCAACACGGTGGGCGGCCGGGCGGACTATTCCCACCTGCTGAACCGGACCTGGCTGCCTGCCTTGGAGAGTGTGGGGGGTCGAGTGGTTTGAGTCCACGGCACGCGCGGCTCTCTAAGTGAAAAGGTTGCGATTTGCTTTAAGATTCGTCGCTTTTTTGATTATCCGGGTGGTTTGAGTCCACCATCCCATCCTGGAGGCAAATTTCACGTGGTTTGAGACCTGCATAAGGCCAGCCCATTTTCCCGATATTCCACGATTTATCCTCCTCATCACCGCGCGGAATCGTTCCGGCTTTTAAGCCCGAAAGCTGGAACTAAGTGGGAACTGACGCTTTTAGGCGCGAAAAAAGCGCATAGCCCGTGGTGCCGGGGCCGTGCGCCGTTTTTTCGGGTGCCCGTGGCAGGGCGAAAGCTGGAAGTGTTTCGCGCGGTGTCATCCTGGATGGTGTAGTGGCGGTGTTAAGCCAAGCTTAACCCCTACCAGTCGCTTTCCGCTTGCTCGCTGCCCAGGCTGGCCGCCAGCTCATCACCGACGGCCAGCAGCTTGGGCCGGATCGCGGTCATATGCCCCTCGTAAAGGGGCAGGTCGTCAAGATGGATTTCGGAAAATCTCATACGGAACTTCCCGTCTTTGGTGTCGATGCGGATAGAAAAAAAGACCCGCTCGTCCTTCAACACCCAAAGCTTCTCTGCGTCCGTGGCCGGGTAGGCCATGTTCCCGTTGCCGATAATGATGCCGGCCTCCGGGTCTTCGAGCTCGATGACCTTTTTGGCGTCCTTGAATGTCTGGGCGATCCAAAGCCGCGCCCCGTCATATATCTGTTTCTGGGTAAGACCGGGCGCCTCATACACCTTCTCCACACTTGCGTCCTCCGCGCTCAGTCGCTGGCCGGTCATCCCCGCACATCCCGCCAGCACCGCCACCCCCACCAGCACCACAAGAATCTTCTTCATGACGCCTCCTTATATAATAGGTATCAAGCCCCGTTTTCGGCCGGGGTCAGCCTCCGGGCGAACCAGCATACCTGGCCGATCACCCGTATATCCTCGATGCCCACCATGTAGGACGGATACAACCCCTGGTTGTCGGATATCACGCGCACCTGGTCCCCTCTGCGCTCCAGCCGCTTCACCATCAGCAGGTCCCCGCCCGCGGCCACGGCGTAAATCCTCCCGGAAAAAAGCTCCCGCCGGCTGGTGTCCACCAATACCGTGTCCCCCTCCTGCAACGTGGGGGCCATGGAATCCCCCCGCACCAGCATCAGATACGCCCTCTCCGCGCGGATCCCCGCGCTCCGCAGCCAGTCGCGCCGAAAAGCGAACCGCTTGCCCAGCCCCTCGTCCGCCACCAGGCCGTCTCCCGCCGCCAGCTCCGCTTGGGCAAAGGGGATGTAGGCGTATTCGTCGGCCTCCGAATGCGGGGGCGTTTCTCGTGGCTGCCCGAAGGGTTCGCCTTTGCCCATCGCAAGCCAGTTTAAATCTACGCCATAAGCCAAATGTATATTACGTATGGCTTCGAGAGAAGGTTCGCGGCCTTTCATGTAATTTTGGAAGGTGCCTTGGAGAATACCAGCCTTACGCGCGAAGGCAGCATTGTTGCCCTCTGCAAGGGAGTCGACTAAAAAAGCCAATCGTTTCTGGATGGTATCCATTTGTATTTTCTGGTTGACATAATAACCACATTCATAATACACATATGTCTATCTTAGCCCTCGAACATAGACCCAGGAGGCAAAACCCCATGCCCCAGCCCACCGACTGGCACCCCGCGGACGTCAAGGCCGCCCTGGAAAAGCGCGGTTACAGCCTGGCCCGCATCTCCCGCGAACTCGGCCTCAAGCCCACCACCGCCAACGCGGTGTTCCAGAAAAGGTACCCCCGGGTGCAGGAGCGCATCGGCAGGATTCTGGACATGCACCCGTCGTGGATCTGGCCCAGCCGGTACGACGAATCCGGAAACCCCCGCTACATCCGGCCTCCCAAGGCCAGGTCTTAGCTCTACCACAGCTCTTTGTGGGGTTCAATGTCCAAGGCGAGACGAAAAATAGACACCGGCCCCAAACAGCGCAGCCTGTTCGACGTCCTGCTGGAGGCCAAAAAGGCCGAGGGGCAGGGCCTGGAAGAAGGCGCGCTGGAATGTTCCGCGCGCCTTCGCGCGGCGTTGAATGCCGCCTTCCGCGATTGTCCCCTCTCCCGCCACCAGGTGGCCGGCGAGATGTCCCACCTCCTGGGCCGCACCGTCACCAAGGCGCAGCTGGACGCCTGGACGGCCGAAAGCAAGGAGGGCCACCGTTTCCCCGCCGAGTACCTCCCCGCCTTCTGTCGCGCGGTGCGCTCCCACCGCCCCCTGGAGATCCTCGCCGAGGCCGCCGGCTGTTTCGCCCTCCCCGGCCCGGACGCCCTCCGGGCGGAGATCAAGAAACTGGACGAGGAGCAAAAAAGGATCAGCGCCCGCAAACGCCAGCGCGAGATGTTCCTCAAAGAGATGGAGGGCGGCAAATGAAGGCCCCCCATCCCGTCATTCCCGCGAAGGCGGGAATCCATGTTTCCGAAATGGAAGGCCAGTCATGAAAAAGGATCATCCCCCCCAAGTGGCCACCGCCCCCCGGCGTCTTGGAAGATGTGCAGGAAAAGGCACCCAGCCTCTACCACCATCTCCCGGTAGCTGCACCCCACAAGAAACTGCAGCCGGTCCGCATGCTCCAGAAGCGACGCCGCCCGGTTCGCGTGGATCGCTGCCGCCAATGTCAGTCTGCGTAGAGCGGTTGGATCACGCAAGAACCGCAGCCGAAGCCTACGAGAGGGGGAGGCTTTTAAAAGCCGGAAAAGCTCGTCCTCGTGCTCCCCGATCCATTGCCAGAACCCTCCATAACCTATCTTGGCGCAATCGGACCGCAAGGCCTCTATATCTTCTGTACTTAGAAGCGCTGCGTATTCTCTGGATAATTCCCTGCACTTGCCTGCGTAGGAAAAGAGCGACATGGCGCGGCCTCCAGTAAAGAGGAAAAGAAAAACCCATAACCCAAACAGAAACACCGCACAAGAACACGGAGGAAACATGGTGGAAAACCCGGCCTACGACGAGGGCTACCAGATGGGCTTCGGCGGCGGACGCCAGGACCAAAACCCCTACGCGCACAACGTGGCCAGCCGCGGCCAGTGGGCCCGCGGCTTTGCCGATGGCCAGCACGACGCCAGAAAGCGCGCCGCCCAGGCCCGGGCCGCCCAGGGCCAGGAGCAGGACAACCCCACGGACAAGCAGCGCAAGGCCGCCGCCGCGCGCGGCTACCAGCTCGGCCTGGACGGCGGGGACTACGCCGTCCCCGAGGACATCACGGGCATCCGGGCCAGCGACTTCCACGAAGGCTATGAGCAGGGCCTGGCCGCCCGCGCCAAGGCCCAGCACGACCACGACGTGGCCCTTTTCGACAAGGCCGCGGCCGACACCATCCGCCCCATCTCCCGCGCGGAAAAGAAGCGCCTGGACGAGCTGGAGACGGTCATCAAGCGGAACTTCCGCGCGTTTTACGCCGTGGGCAAGGCCCTCCAGGAGATCCGCGACCGGAAACTGTACCGCTCCCAGTTCGCCACCTTCGAGGGGTACGTGAAGCAAGTATGGGATATGGGTGTCCGGCACGCCGAGCATCACATGGCCGCAGCCGGGGTTCTTGATGACCTGACCCAGAACCTCCTTCCGGGCAGGACAGAAATAGGACAAAACGCGAACAATTGTTCGGGTTCCGACTCCGGCCCTCTGGACAACGGCCAGGTCATCGACGTCACCCCCGCAGCCGGCGTCCCCGCCATCCCGGTCCAGATCCCCATGTGGGACGACGAGGACCACCTGCCCTTGCCCAAGAACGAGGCCCAGGCCCGCGCTCTGGCCCGCCTCACCACCCCCGAGGAGCGCGCCGCGGCCTGGCGCGAGGCCGTGAACCGCGCCGCCGAAAAGGGCACGGCCGTCACATCCACCCTCGTGGCCCGCGTGGTCAAGGAGATGGGCGGCGAAAAAATCACCTCCAGCCTCACCCGCGCCAGGAGGAGCCTCGACGGGGAGCGCGTTTCCCCGGAGTTCAAGGCCGCCTTCGACGCGTTCATGCAAGAAATCCAGCGCGCCCACGATGACGACTGGAGGCAAACGGACCGCAAGGCGGCCATCCGCCACGCGGAGATGATCCTCCAGGCCATCCGGCTGGAAGGGGTGGAGTAGAACCATGAGGCAGGCGGACGCGGTGACGGCAACGGAAATCGCCCGGGCCACGGGTTCCTCGGTCAGGTGGGTCAACACCGTGGCCAAGCGCGAGCAGTGGCCCACCGCCGCGCTCCGGTGCCGTGGCGGCAGGAAACAAGCCTTCCCCGTGGACTGCCTCCCCCCGGAGATCCGCGCCCAAGTCCAGGCCAGCCGCAAAAAGGCGGCCGCGGGCCGGGCCGGAGAGGCCGCTGGCCGCCGCCTGGCCGAGCAGCAGGTGGCCAGGGAGCGCGCAAAGCTCCTGGCCGCCGAGCGGGAGATGGCGGCCTTCACCCGCCTGCCCAAGGAGCGCCAGCTCCAGGCCCGGGCCAGGTTCGAGATCCTCACCGCCCGGGACATGTTCCTGGCCGCCGGCGGCTTTGCCAAGAAACGCGGCACGGAGGTCTTCTGCCGCGAGCTCGCCGCCGGCCGCGTGGACCTGCCCGGGTGGGTTTTGGAATCCGCGTCCCGCAAGGCGCCCTCCCGGGCCACTATCAGCCGCTGGGAGTCCGCCTACAAGGCCGGCGGCCTCCCCGGCCTGGCCCCTAAATACGTCAGCCGCGCCGGGGAAACCTCCGTGCCCGAACACGTCCAGGAGCACATCCAGGGCCTGTTGGCCGCCATGCCCCACATGCGCGTCCCCGCCATCTGGGCGACCTTAAAGGCCCGCATCGGCGAGGAGAACCTGCCTTCCCAGTCCAGCATCCGCCGCTACGTGGAGCGGTTCAGGGCCGAGGCCGAGGCCGTGCTGGAGGCCGTCCGAAATCCGGACCAGTTCAGGAGCTCCTTCCAGGCCGCCTTCGGCGACGCCGCCGAGGACGTCACGCGGCTCAACCAGCTTTGGGAGTTCGACTCCACCCCGGGCGACCTTATGCTCGAAGACGGCCGCCACACCGTCATCGGCTGCATAGACGTCTACTCCCGCCGCGCCAAGCTCCTGGTGCGGAAGACCAGCAACAGCGAGGGCATCGCCGCGCTCATCCGCCGCGCCATCCTGGACTGGGGCGTGCCCGAGGTGGCCCGCACGGACGAAGGCGCGGACTACACGAGCTACTACATCTCCGCCGTCCTCCACGAGCTGGGCGTGGACCAGGAGGTCTGCGAGCCTTTCCACCCGGAGCAGAAGCCCCATATCGAGCGCTTTTTTCGCACCTTCTCCCATTCCATCGTGGAGCTCCTCCCCGGCTACGTGGGCCACTCCGTGGCGGACAGAAAGGCCATCGAGGCCCGCAAATCCTTTGCCGACCGCATCATGGGCAAGGGCAAGGTCACCGAAGAGATCCCCCTCACCTCCGAGGAGTTCCAGGCCCTGTGCGACCGCTGGCTGGAGGCCGTCTACCACCACGACAAGCACTCCTCCCTGGGCATGACGCCGTTTGAAAAGGCGGCATCCTGGCGCGGCGAGGTCAAAAAAATCCACGACCCCCGCGCGCTGGACATGCTCCTGTGCCCCCCGGCGGACGACAAGTACCGCACCGTGGGCAAAAAAGGGATCCAGGTGGACAACACCCACTACATCGGCACGGATCTCATCGGCCACGAGGGCAAGCGCCTCCTGGTCCTGCTGGACCCCACCGACGCCGGCACCATCTACCTGTACAAGGAATTGCCCGATCGTTCCCGCGAGTTCGTAGGCTGCGCCTACGACCCGGAGCGCGCGGGCCTGGACCGCCAGGAGATCGCCGCGGCCGCCAGAAAGATCCAGGACGAGATCTACAAAAAGGGCGCGGCCGAGCTGAGGAAGATCGCCAAGAAGACCAGCGCACACCTGGCCTACCGGGACATCCTGGAAGCCCGGGAGCGGGAGACCGCGAACCTGGCCCCCCTGCCCCACCACGAGGTGCCCTGGACATCCACCGGCCTGGAGACCGCCGCCGAGGCCGTCCGCGCCTCCGTGCGCGGCCCCCAGGCCCCCCAGGAAATCACGCCCGAACAGGAGCGCGCCGCCGCCGAGGTCATCGAAATGGCCCGTCCCAGGCGGCCTTTGCCGGCCACGGAGTGGGAACGCTACGAGCAGATCTGCGAGGACCTGGCCGCCGGGGAGCCGGTTTCCCCCGGGGACAGGAAGTGGAAGGAGGACTACGAGCGCTGGCTGGAAACGGGAAAGAAACAGGCGCTCTAAAAGGCGCCGGGCAGGGGGAGGCCGCCCCCTGCCCGGCTTTCAGCGAGGCCCCCCGTTTTGGGGGTCTCGACCACAAAGGGAGGTATGACAGATGAAACACGAATTGGCAATGACGTCGAACGTCCGCCGCTTCCTGGCCGCTGTGCGGGAGCTGCGGGACCGCTCCCTGGGGGTGGAGGGCATGGGGTTGCTCTGGGGCCAGCCCGGGGAGGGCAAGTCCACCACCGTGGCCTTCGCCGCCAACACGCTTTCCGGCGTTTTCGTCCGGGCCAACGCGGCCTGGACCATGACCTCCATGCTGGCCGCCATCATGACCGAACTGGGGCACAGCCCGCTCCGCTTCCGCGCGCCCATGGTGGACGCCATCACCCGCTCCCTCATGGCCGATCCCCGGCCCGTGTTTGTGGACGAGGCCGACTACCTCCTCCGCGACCCAGCCATGCTGGACACCCTCCGGGATATCTACGACGTCTCAGGCTCGCCCATCGTCCTCATCGGCATGGAGGACATGGCCCGCAAGGTCCGCCGCCACGGCCGCACCGCGCGCCGCATCACCCAGTGGGTGGAGTTCTCCGGCATCTCGGACGCGGATACCCGCATCCTGGCGGACACGGTCTGCGAGGTCCAGGTGGCCGACGACCTCCTGGCCCACATCCGCGCTGAGGCGGATTCCAACATCGGCCGCATGACCACGGCTCTTTCCCGCGTGGAAACCCTGGCCAAAACCAACGGGCTTACCTCCGTGGACCTGGCCGCCTGGGGAGACCGGGCCCTGTTCTACGACCAGCCCACATTCCGGGCGCGGAGGGCCGCCAATGGCCGGTAAGCCGGGCATGCTGCGCACCCGCGCCAACACGGGCACGGCCAGGGAGGCCCTGTGGAAATCCATGCGCATCCTCCGGCGGTTCACCGTGCCGGACCTGGTCCGCACCCTGCCGGACGCCCTGGTGCCCACCAGCCGCCAGGCGGCCCTGGAAAACGCCCGCAAGTTCGTCCGCAGGCTGGAGCACCACGGCTACCTGCGCAAGGTCGGCCCTCGGGCCACCGGCCTGCCCGGCGTATTCCAGGCCTACGCCCTGGTGGAGGATGTCGGCCCCACGCCCCCGCCCCACTGCGCGCGCTGCGGCAGGCCCCTGTCCGCCGTGGCCTGCAAACCGAACGAAGGAGGCTGACCAATGAATACTCAACCCGAAATCGCCGCCTGGTCCTCCAACCTGCCCGTGCAGGCTCTGGTGGCCGCCTGGCAGCTGTCCCTGTCCGGCCGGGTCACCATCCCGGCGATCATGGAAAAGGCGTCCCTCTCCGAGCTCGACGCCCGCCGCGCGGTCTCCGACTTGGTGCGCGGCTGCCACCTGGCCGTCATCGGCCGGTGCGAGGACCAGGGCATCATCCTGGGCCTCACCGGAAGCGGCATCACCTGGGCCCAGTCCCTGGGCGGAAGGAGGGAACATGGCTAATAGGAAAAAACCCGCCCCCATCATGATGATCAGCAATCTGGCCCAGGCCTCGGCCGTGCTGGCCGAACTCTCCGCGCTCACGCGCAAAACGGAGGCCATCGAGGCGGAGATGAACGAGCGGATCGCCGAGCAGAAGGAGCGCGCCGCGGCCGCGGCTGCCCCCTGCCAGGACCGCATCAAGGCCCTGGAAAACGGCCTCCAGGCCTTCGCCGAGCACCGCCGCGAGGAGCTTTTCGCCAACAGGAAAACCGTGGAAGTAAACGGCGGCCGCTTCGGCTTTCGGCGGTCCACGCGCTTGAAGCCCGCGCCTAAGACCACCTGGGCCAAGGTCTTAAACGCGCTCAAGGCCGCGGGGATCCGCGAGGCCATCCGCGTCAAGGAGGCCGTGAACCGCGAGGAGTTGGCCACCTGGGGGGACGATAAGCTGGAAATCTACGGCGTCCGGCGCGAGGTGACAGACGTTTTCTGGTGGGAGCCCGCGGACGTGGAGCTCAAATCCGAGGCCGGATAGGGAGGGAATCATGCCCCAGGCACGGCAAAAGCCCGAGCGCACGCGGCTGTTGGCCGCCATCCACGCCGGGGCCAAAGAGCTCGGCTACGACGACGACGCTTACCGCGCCATGGTCTGGGGTGTTACGGGCGTCACCTCCTGCGGCCGCCTGGATGAGCGCGGCCTCCGCGCGGTGGCCGCGGAGGTCCGCGCCCGCCAGGAGGCCGCGGGCCTGGGCAGGCCCTACCGCCGCCGCAGGGTGAAAAACCCCTCCGGCCGCCCCTGGCAGCCGAGGCCGCCCCAGACGGAGCTGCAGAAGAAGAACCAGCCCAAGGACATCTGGGACCCGAGCCCGCGCGGCAAGAGCCTCCGCAAGATCTACAAACAATTGGAGGCCGCGGGGCACTTCGCCCCCGGCGGCCCCGGCTGGGCCTACGCCCACGCCATGGCCAAAAAAATGTTCGGCGCCGAGCGCTTGGATTTCGTGTACGAGGAAGATCTGTATAAGGTGATCACCGCCCTGCGCCATGACGCAGCCCGGCACGGCGCGGACACCCTGAGCGACTTCAACGGCCACGCCGAACCCTACGGCCACCGGCGGAAAGGACGCAAATAGATGTCTGACGAGCGCAGAATTTCCAACCTGCTTGGCCGCCCTCATCGTGTGCTCGACGGGTGCTACCGGGCAGGGTGTATTTTCCGCGTGGAGGGTTGGCGCAAAGGCTGGCCCGAGGGCTGCTACAAGCCGATCTTCCACGTGTTCACCCCTGAGGAAGCCGAGCCGTTCGAGCGCCTCGCTTCGGAAACGTTTGACCTGGTCCGCATCGTCGAGGTTTCTACTTATGGGAGGCTTTCGACCCTCCTCGAAATGCACACCGTAGGCGGCCGGCAATGAACAAATCCCCCTGCATCGGCTGCGAAAACGCCCACCTGTCCAAGTTGCACCCACCCTGCGCGGGGTGTGCGAGGATCGCCGCCGTGCAGGCCGTGGATATCCGCCTGGCCGATGCCGATCCAGCCTATCGCACGGCCATGGCGGCCAGACGGGGCGCGGATGCCGACTGGTCATATCCCCGGGAAAATCTGGAAGCCCCGCCGCTGAAATTCATAAACAAGCCCAGCCGCAGCTATTCCACGGCCGCGCGCGTGCTCCTTTTCTTGGCCGAGCGCGCCATGGCCTCGGACGGCCTGGCCCTGCCCTCCTGGCAGGACAGCCTGGTGGAGGCCGAGTTCGCCTACCAGGACGCACAGGCCCTGGCCCCAGAAAACCCGGAGTTCCCGGAAAAACTCCGCGAAGCCGCCCTCCACCTGGTCCGCGGCATCGCGGCCTTGGAGAAAGGAGGCAACGATGCAGAGTTGCCATGAAACCAGCCCCGACCTGCAGGATCAGGGATCGTCCTGCGACATCAAAACCAACGACCACCCCCTGGGCCTGGAAATAAGGGGCGGCGCGGGCGAGATCGAGGACCTCATCCAGCGGGAGTGCCTGAAGATCACGGCCATGCTCCTCCAGAAAAACCGCGCCTACGGCAACTCGGCCTTCGACCCGCTGCGGATCTTTTCCAAGGCCGACCCCGTGGAGCAGATCAACGTGCGCATCGACGACAAGCTCTCCCGCATCGCCCGGGGCGCAGACGACGGCGAGGACACGGAACTGGACCTGATCGGCTACCTGGTCCTGAAGCGGGTGGCGAAAAAACTGGCCCGGGCCGGGGCCGGAGAAACGGAGTAACTGCAGGGGGGCGCATGGACCGGAAGCAGATGGATGTCGCGGCCGCATTTTTGGGCCAGAGGCTGGAAGCGGAGGAGGTGCGGATACTCCGCGCCAAGGCGCTCCTCCGGGTGGAGGAGGCCGCGGCCATCTTGCGCCGGGGCCGGAGCACCATCTACCGCTACATCGAGGAGGGCAGGCTCACGCCCGGCGGCCCCCAGGGCACGGTCACCAGCGCCTCCGTCACCCGCCTCCTGGTCAAGCGGTAGCCCCCGCCGTCATTCCCCGCGAAGGCGGGAGTCCATTCCAAGAAAAAAGACCCGTGGTGCGCTTTTTGTCCCATAGCGTCCCACGGGTTTCGCATTTCCTCCCCTATAATACTCCCCGTCGCAGCACGCATGGGCTCCCTGTCCATGCCTCCCTTGCACCCGGGGCGGGCCGGCCTCCGGCCAGAGTACCGCCGGCCCGCCCCAACCCACACTGGAGGCTACCATGTCCGGAGACACCACCCTCATCAGCCCCACCGGCAAGGGCATGAGAAACGACCCCCAGGGTGCGGGCCACTACCGCGCCGCCCGCGGCGGCCGCTGGCACGACGGCGCGGACTTCCTCTGCGACCCGGGCCAGGAGGTCGTCGCCCCCATCTCCGGCAGGGTCACCCGCATCGCCCGCCCCTACGCCGTCGGCCCCTTCTTGGGTTTGGAGATCGAGGGCCGGCGTATGGCGGTGGCGTTGTTCTACGTGGAGCCCCTGGCCGCCATCCAGCGCGCCCTGGACCATGGCAAATCCGTGCCCGTCAAAAAAGGTGAAACCATCGCCCACGCCCAGGACATCGCCGCCAAGTACGGCGGCGGCATGCTCCCGCACGTCCACCTGCGCATCACCAGCGCGGACCCCTGGCTGTTCCTGGAGCCGTTCAACCGGCCCGACGAGGCCGCATAGGAGGGACCCATGGGCATCAACATCAGCGCCATCAACGGCGGGGCCATCGAGTCCGTGGCGGATCTCGCCGGCGGTATCATCAACCGCATCTGGCCACCGGACGTCAGTCCGGCGGAAAAGGCCGCAGCCCAGCTGGAAGTGCAAAAAATGCTGGAGCGCCGCGAGGCCGCCCTGCTCACCACCCAGCGCGAGGTCATGGTGGCGGAGATGGCCCAGGGCGACGCCTACACCAAGCGCGCCCGCCCCACCATCGTGTACATGGGCCTGGCCTTCATCGGCCTGGTGCACGTGGTGTTCCCCATCGCCGCCTGGTACGCGCTGGAGGTGCTGGACAAGGCCGCGACAATGCCGGACATTTCCCTGCCCGGCGAGTTCTGGGCGGCCTGGGGCGGGGTGTGCTCCGTGTGGGTGGTCGGCCGCACCCTGGAGAAGCGCGGCGCGGGCGGCCTGGCCGGCAAGGCCGCGTCCATCATCACCGGGAGCAGGTAATGCTGTCAGACAAAATCCACAAGCAGCCAGGCTCCTCCGTGGACCCGGACCAGGAGCCGGACCGGGTGCTGATCATGGAGCTGGACCGCCGCTACCAGGCCCTGTGCGACCACTGCAAACGCACAGCCGCCGCGGCCGCGGCCCCCGGCACAAAACCCCAAACCCTGCGGCCCGGCCGCCGCGAGCCCAGGAGATAGCCCATGCCCATGGACGCCCTTTCCTGGAACGCGCTGGTGAACGTTCTCCAGCAGTTCGGTTTTGCAGGAATAATCCTGTTCCTCTGGTGGGTCGACTCCCGCAATATCCGCAAGGTTCTGGAAGCCTATCGGGACGACGTGGCCAGCATCCGCAATCTCTACGAGAACAACGCCCGCCTCGTGCTGGATTACGAGGAGGCGTGCAAGCGGTGGGAGGAAGTGAGCAAGGCCATGATGGAGGTGGTGTCGTACAACACGCAAACCATGGCCCAGCTGACAGAGTCCATCAAGCACAACGACTACTGCCCAGCGGTCCGCAAGGAAGGCCCCAACCGATGAGCCATGAACGCGCCGCCATGAGGGGGAAGCTCGCCGAGGCCAAGGCCCGGTCCACGGCCCTGGAAGGGGCGATCGAGCGCTACTCCTCGGAGATCCGCGCCAAGCTGAACACCGCGCTTACCCCTGTGGCCGAGCTGGACGTGGCCGGGGTGCAGTCCGCCATGGCCGACCTGGCCGACGCCTGGGCCGAGTACACCGCCCTGCGCGGCCGCATGGCCAGGCTTACGCGCGAGCTGGAGGTCCTGTAGCCATGGCCCGCAAGGGGGACCGCGCGTATCTGGAGCCCGAGGCCCGGCGCCGCTACGTGGCGGGGGAGACCCTCTCCGCCATCGCCGAGGCCCTGGAAGTCTCCGTCACCAGCCTCGCCAGGTGGAAGGCGGACACCGCCCCCGCCGACGGCGGTCCCGACGAGTGGGCCCGGGCCCGCCAGCAGCGCATCTCCCGGGCCCAGCGCGTGCGGGACCTCTACGACGGCCAGCTGGAGTTCGTGGAGGGCCTGCGCCCCGCGGAGCGCACGGGGCCGGTTATGGACTCCCTGAGCAAATTGGGCGCCCTGGTGGAGCGCATGGACAAGCTGGAAGCCGCCCGGGCCGTGGCCGCGGACGTGGCCAAGACCGCCGCCGCCGCCGGCCTCACCGAGGACACGGTGGAGGCCATCCGCAAGAAGATCCTCGGCATAGGAGCCGCATGAGCGAAGCCCCCGCCATTCTGTTGCCCTACCAGCAGGCCTGGGTCAGCGACCCCGCCCCGGTCAAGGTGTGCGAAAAGAGCCGCCGCGTGGGCCTGTCCTGGGCCGAGGCCGCCGATGCGGCCCTTTTCGCTGCGTCCACCACGGGCAGCGATGTCTGGTACGTGGGGTACAACCGGGAGATGGCCCAGGAGTTCATCGGCGATTGCGCCAAGTGGGCCCGCGACTACGACCTGGCCGCCGGCAAGGTCGGCGAAGAGATACTCAAGGACGAGGACAAGAGCATCCTCACCTACCGCATCCGGTTCAAGTCCGGCCACAAGGTGGTCGCTCTGTCCTCCCGCCCGTCCAACCTGCGCGGCAAGCAGGGCAGGGTCATCATCGACGAAGCCGCGTTCCACGAGGACCTGCCCGAGCTGCTCAAGGCGGCCATGGCGCTCCTCATGTGGGGCGGCTCGGTGCGGATCATCTCCACGCACAACGGCGCGGAGAACGAGTTCAACCAGATGTGCCAGGACATCCGCGCCGGCAAGCTCACCCACTCCCTGCACCGCGTCACCCTGGCCGATGCCGTGGCCCAGGGCCTGTACAAGCGCATCTGCCTGGCCACCGGGACCACTTGGTCGCCCGAGGCGGAAAAGGCCTGGGAAAAGGCTCTCAGGGCCTCCTACGGGGACGCCGCGGCCGAGGAGCTGGACTGCGTCCCCCGCCGGGGCGCGGGCGCGTTCCTCCCCGCCGCCCTGGTCCGGGCCTGCATGGAGGACGGCGTGCCCATCGCCCGCTGGTCCTGCACGGACGATTTCGCCCAGATGCCCGAGGATCTGCGCGCCGCCGAGGCCGACGCCTTTGTCCGCGCAGAAATCCTGCCCGCCCTGGAGGGCCTGGACAAACACCGCCCCTGCTTCGTGGGCGAGGATTTCGGCCGCAGCGGGGACCTCACCGTCCTGGCCGTGCTCCAGGAACAGGCCGTGGGCCGCTGCCGCACGGTTCTCCACGTGGAGCTTCGGAACACCCCTTTCCGCCAGCAGGAGCAGGTCTTGTTTGCTCTGTGCGACGCCCTGCCGCGGTTCGGCGGCGTAGCCATGGACGCCCGGGGAAACGGCCAGTACCTGGCCGAGGTGGCGAACCAGCGCTACGGCAGCCGCGTGGCCCAGGTGGCTTTGTCCCAGACCTGGTACCTGGAGCACATGCCCCCGTACAAAGCCGCCCTGGAAGACCAGGCCCTGGTCCTCCCTCTCGACCCGGACGTCCTGGACGACCACCGCGTGGTGCGCATGGAGAGGGGCATCGCCAAGGTCCCGGAAAACGCCCGCACCACGGGCCGCGACGGCGGCCAGCGCCACGGAGACTCCGCCATCGCTTACGTGCTGGCCTGGTTTGCCGCCACCACCGGCGGTGTGGAGGTCTACGAGTACACCCCCGCCCGGCCCAAAGAGGATCCTTTTGACCGGCCCGTGAGGGCCACCGCCGGGTTCGGCCGGCAAATCGGAGCGTGGTGATGGCGCAGATCCTGGACCAGTACGGCAACCCCGTGAAGGCCTCGGCGCTTACCCGGGAGCATGGCGCGCCGTCCCTCTATTCCGTGCGCCAGCCCTGGCACGATTCCGTGGCCACGGGCTTAACGCCCTCCGCCTTGGCAAGCCTCCTCACCGCCGCCAACCAGGGGGACAACTACTCCCTGCTCACCCTGGCCTGCGAGATGGAGGAGCGCGACCTGCACTACGCCGGGGTGCTCAACGTACGCAAGCTGGCGGTCTCCGGGCTGCCCCTGTCCGTGGAAAGCCCGTCCGACGATCCCGCCGACGTGGCCCGCACCGACGCGGTGCGCGCCCTCATGCGCCGCCCGGAGGTTCCGGACCTCCTCTCCGACCTCCTGGACGGCCTGGGCAAGGGCTACTCCTGCGTGGAGATCATGTGGGAGCGCACGGCCGAGCGTTGGACGCCCGCACGGTTCATCCACCGGGACCCCAGGTTTTTCGTGTTCGACCAAAACACGGGCAACACGCTGCGTTTGATCGACGACGCCGACCCGGTGAACGGCGTGCCCCTGGCGCCGTTCAAGTGGATCGTCCACAAACCCAGGCTCCGCACGGGCATGGCCCTCAGAAACGGCATCGCCCGCGTCGTGGCATGGGCCCACCTGTTCAAATCCTACACGATCAAGGATTGGATGGCCTTCTGCGAGGTCTTCGGCATGCCGCTTCGGGTGGGCAAATACGGCCCCAACGCCACGGCCAGCGAGAAGACCATATTGCTGAACGCCGTGGCCAACCTGGGCACGGACGCGGCCGCCATCATCCCCGAGTCCATGCAGATCGAGTTCGTGGAGGCGGCCAAGGCCTCCGGCGGGCAGGCGCTTTTCGAGAAGCTGGCCGACTGGCTGGACAACCAGGTCACGAAATACATCCGTCCGGGACCCCGGGCCGCCTGGGCAACGAGGAGGCCCAGAACGAAGTCCGCCACGACATCCGCGACGCGGACGCCGGCCAGCTGGCCGGGACGCTGGACCGCGACCTGGTGCGACCCTTCATCGACCTGAACTTCGGCCCGCAAAAAGAATACCCCCGCATCGTCCTCCGCGAGCCGGAAACCGAGGACCTGGACCGCCTGAGCCTGGCCCTGAACCGCCTTGTCCCCATGGGCCTGCGCGTATCCGCCAGCGAGATCCGCGACAAGTTCGGCCTGGCCGACCCGGGCGAGGACGAGGAGGTCCTGGCCCCCTTTGTCCAGGGCCAGCCAGGCGGCGAGCCGCCCTCGCCCCCGGCCCTGGACAAAGGGGACCAGGGTCGCGCCGAAAACCGCGCGCAAAACGCGGGCCGCCGGCGCTTCACGCCCAACCAGCAGGCCCTGGAGGACTTCGCGGACAGCCTGCTGGAGATGGGCGAGGACGCCCTGGCCGAGAACGAGCGCAAGATCGCGGAGGCCGTCCTGGCCGCCGGCTCCTACGAAGACGCCATGGAGCGGGTCCTGGAACTGTACCCGGACATGGAAATGTCGAAGCTCCGCGAGCTGTCTGAAATCGCCATCGCCAACGCCCGGGCCTTCGGCATGGCCACCGTGGCCGAGGAAGAGGAGGCCAAGTAGATGCCGACCCGAAGCCCCGTCCGCGCCCGCCAGGTTCTGCGGCCCGTCCCCTTCGCCCAGGCTGTCGAGGCCTGGAAGCGCAAGGTCCCGGTTCGCCCGGGCGTGTTCAAGCAGTTGGAGGACGAGGCAAAGAGCCTGGCCTTCGCCGTATCCGGCATCGCCAAGGGCGACGAGCTGACCACGGTTTTCAACGCCATGACCAGGGCCCTGGAGGACGGCACGACCTTCCGGGATTTTCAGCGCGACTGCGAGGCCATCTTCGCCCGCCGCGGCTGGACCGCCAAGCAGCCCTGGAGGATCGACAACATCTTCCGCACGAACATCCAGACCGCCTACGCCGCCGGCCGGTGGAAGCAGGCCATGAGAAACCCGGACCGCTTCGGCCGGTACTCCGCGGTCAACGACTCCCGCACCCGGGAAAGCCACGCGGCCCAGGACGGCAAGGTGTGGCCGCTGACGTCCCCCGTGTGGGGCGAATGGTGGCCCCCCAACGGCTACCGCTGCCGGTGCACCGTGCAGATCCTCACCTCCCGCGCCGTGGAGCGCATGGGGTTGTCGGAGGCCAAGCCCCCCAGGGAGTTCGACCCGGACCCCGGGTTTGCCCACAACCCCGGGGAGGACACGTTCGGGGGCATGTTCGACGCCGCCACCCGGCCCAAGGGAATGCGCGACACCCCGGACTGGCTGCCCGGGCCGGAAAAATACGGCCTTCGGAGCCTGCAAAATTACCGGGCCGCGGACCTGCCGGATTTCGACGAAAGCCGCCTGCTACCAGCGGGCAAAAGCGACGAGTTCTACGCCGCCGAATTCGAGAAACTTTACGGGGAGAAGGGCGTGGTCCTTGCCGACGCGCTTGGAGAGCCGGTGATTTTGTCCAAAAGAATGTTTCAGGTGGCCAAGGGCGACCCCACAAGCCCATGGAAGTGGGACAAGCCTGGGCATGGGGAAAGCCTGCCGCTCCTCAGGAAGATGCTGGAAAGACCTCTGGAGGTGTGGCTCACGCCCCAGCAGTACAAGGACGGGAGATGGAGGCTGGCCAAGCGCTACATCACCGCGTGGAAAACGGAGGACAAAACGCGTGTGGGCGGCTTGGCCGTTATGGAGGTCGCCGACGGCTGTTTTCAGGGGGTCACGGGCTACTTGCCGGTCACCAGGGCAGGCAAGCCGAAGATGGAGTACCTCAATCGGCAAAGAAGGGGATTTTTGGCCTATCCCAAAAAGAAATGAGGGCAGGGTCCGGGGCGGCTCACACCCCGGCCCGCGCATGACCTCGGTGACAGGGTGGCCCCCCTAGTCATGCGCGTCCCTCAAGAAAAAGATAAACGGCCATAGGGGATTTTGTCAATGGGCGGAGTCCAAATAAAAGTCAACATCCGGGACCGCGATCTCCGGAAAAGAATGACCGAGTTCGTCCGCCGGGGCAGGGACCTCACCCCCGCCTTCGAACAGATCGGCGACCTTTTGGTGGCCAGCGTGGAGGAGAATTTCCGCGCGTCCGGCCGCCCCGCCGGGTGGAAGCCCAGCAAGCGCGCCGAGCGGCATGGCGGCAAGACCCTGGTGGACACCGCCCGCTTGAAAAACAGCATCACCAAGAGCGCGGAGCCCGCCCGGGTGCGCGTTGGCACCAACGTCATCTACGCCCGCGTCCACCAGTTCGGGGCGGCCAAGGGCAGCTTCGGCACGTTCACCTACCGGGTGCGCGAACACCAGAGAAAGCGCCGGGCCAAAAGCTTTGCCGCCGCCCCGAAAAAGGCCGGCAAGCGGCCCAACCTGACCACGGTCATGGGCATGGACTTCGCCGCGCCGTTTGTCACCGTCAAGGCCCACGACCGCACGGCCGCGTTGCCCTGGGGAGACATCCCCGCCCGGCCGTTTCTGGTCGTGCAGGACGAGGACGAAGCCGAGATCCGCGACATCCTGGCCGGCTTCATGGCCGGGGCGTTTAAGGAGGACGCATGAAAAACCACACGCTCGCCATCGCCATGAATCTGCGCGCCGAAGCCACGGCGCCGGAGTGGGTGGAGCTCGTTCCGGTGGGCGGGATCGTCGGCCGGGACGGCCGAAAATGGACGCTCAACAAGCCCGAGGAGGTCATCGAGCGATCCCTGTCCATGGCTCCCGGCGGCGAAATCCCCGTGGACGAGGAGCACGTCACCGAAAAGGGCGGCGGCCCCTCGCCGGCCGTCGGCTGGATCGACAGGATGGAGATCCGAGAAAACTCCATCTGGGGCCGCGTGGCCTGGACGCCGCGGGGGGAGGAGTTGGTGGCCAACCGGGAGTATCGCCATGTCTCGCCGGTCATCGCCTACGACGGGAAAACGCGCGAGGTCTTGGCCGTCTTGAGTGTCGGGCTGACGAACCGGCCCAACCTGCGCCTGACGGCGCTCAACCGAGAGGAGGACGAGATGGATTGGACGAAGTTGTTGGAAGCCCTGGGCCTTTCCGCGGACGCCAGCCCCGAGGACGCCTTGGGCGTCGTGGACACCATCAAGGCCAAGCTGGCCGCCGTGGCCGAGGCCCTGGGCCTTTCCGCGGACGCATCCGAGGAGGACCTGGTGGCCGCGGCCACGTCCGGCAAGGCGGCCAACCGGGCCGACACGCCCCCGGACCTGGGCAAATTCGTGCCTCGCGCGGATTACGACCAGCTCAAGGCCAGGGTGGAACGGGCGGAGAATCGCATCCGCCGGGCCGAGATCGAGGCTAAGGAGGCGGAGATCGCGGCCACGGTGGACGACGCCGTCGCCGCGGGCAAGATCGCGCCCGCCAGCCGGGAATTCTACGAGGCGTCCTGCCGCGTGGAGGGCGGGCTGGAGGCATTCAGAAAATTCGTGGAATCCGCCCCGGTCATCGCCCCGGACACCGGCCTGGACAGCCGGCCCGCGCCCGCGGACCCGGGCGGCGGGATCTCCAGCGTCCAGGCGGCGGTCAACCGCATGCTGGGGCTCGACGACGAGACGTTCAAGCGGTACGCCGGATAACCCCCCAGAAACGAGAGGAGGCAGCGCATGACCGCGCTCACCGAGGATAGAAACACCATGCACACCGAGGGCGTGGAGCTGGATTTCCCCGTCGCCGCGTCCACCACCATCTACGGCGGCAGCCTGGTGGCCGTCGACGCGAACGGCTACCTGAACCCCGGGGCGGACACCGCGGGCCTGATCTTCGAGGGCGTCGCCATGGAGCAGGCGGACAACTCCTCCGGCTCCGCGGGCGACCTGTCCTGCACCGTGCGCAGGCGGGGCCTGTTTCTGGTCACCCTGGGCACGGCCATCACGCAGGCCAATGTGGGCGACAACGTGTTTTTGGTGGACGACCAGACCGTGGACCTGGCGGCCAACGTCACCAACGCCATTTTCTGCGGCGTGATCGCCAAATACGTGTCCTCCACCACGGCATACATCGACATCGAGCCTGCCATCCGCCAGGCGGATGTCGCCACGCACATTGCGGACACCTCCGGAGCCCACGCGGCAAGCGCCATCAGCATCGCGGATGCGGGCGGCCACACCGCCCAGACCGAGGTGGAGGCCGCTTTGCAGGAGATCTACCAGCACCTGCTCTCCGCCCAGCGGTTCATCCCCATTCCGCTGTTTTCCCTCATCGAGGGCGACGGCACCAACACCGTGGCCGCCCTGGGCCCGTCCACCACGCCCACGTTGGACATGGCCAACGGCGACACGGACTCCGGCCTGGTGGTCACCTGGGCGGCGTCCAACAACGATCCCGTCCTGTTCCAGGTGCCCCTGCCCCCGGACATAGACACCTCCGCCGACCTGGTCATTCACCTCCGCGCCAAGTCCGGCGGCTCCACCGACACCCCGGTCATTTCCGCGGACGCCTACTTCAACGAGGGCGACACCAAGATCGAGGACGACTCCGCCGCCCTGGGCGCGTCCTACGCGGAAAAGACCATCACCATCGCCGCGGCGGACATCCCCGCCGGGGCCCAGACCCTCACCGTGGAGCTCACCCCCGGCGCGCACACCACCGACACCGTGGTGGTGTCCGCCATCTGGATCGAGTACACCGCCAGCCTGCTCGCCAGCTAGGCATGGGGCGATACCTGAAAGGAGAATGAAAATGCTGGTCAACAAAGCTTCCATCGCCGCGGTGTTCCAGGGGCTGAAAGCCACCTTCAACGCGGCGTTCGACGCCGCGCCGTCCGTGTGGCAGCAAACGGCCATGAAGGTCACCTCAACCACGTCTCAGGAAACTTACGCCTGGCTGTCCCGCTTCCCCAAGATGCGCGAGTGGATCGGGGACAAGGTGGTGAACAGCTTGGAAGCCTTCGGTTACACGATTCGCAACAAGGACTGGGAGGCCACGGTGTCCGTTGCGCGCAAGGACATCGAGGACGACAACCTGGGCATCTACGGCCCGCTCGCACAGGAGGCGGGCTACTCCGCCAAGCAGCTCCCGGACGAGATCGTGGCGGACCTGAAGAACAACGCCTTCTCCAACCTGTGCTACGACGGGCAGTACTTCTACGACACCGACCACCCCGTGGGCTCGTCCACGGTTTCCAACACGGGCACCGCCGCACTTTCCGCCGCCACCGTGGCCCTGGCCAAGGCCAGCTACGGCGCGGCCCGCACGGCCATCATGTCCTTCACGGACGACGAGGGCCGGCCCCTGGGCCTGATTCCCGACACCCTCGAGGTGCCCCCGGCCCTGGAGACCACCGCCCGCATGCTCTGCGAGATGGACAAGCTGGAGGACGACAGCCCCAACCCCTACAAGGGCACGGCCAAGGTGGTGGTCAACCCCTGGCTGACCTCCACCACCGCGTGGTTCCTGCACGTGACTTCGCGCGCCGTCAAGCCGTTCGTCTACCAGGAGCGCAAGGCCCCGGTGTTCGTGCAGCAGATCACCGCGGACGCGGACGACGTGTTCACCCGGGGCGAGTACAAGTTCGGGGCCGAGGCCCGGGCCAACGGCGGCTACGCCTTCTGGCAGCTTTCCTACGGCTCCACCGGCGCGGCCTGATGATCCGGCGGGCCGCGACGCGGCCCCGCCTTCAAACCCGACGCGGAAAGGAATGACCGATGCCCATCACCATCACCACCAAGCGCGATGGCTTTTGGCGAGCCGGGGTGCAGCACTTCGGCGTCAAGACGTACCCGGACGGCTATTTCACCGACGAGCAGATTAAGCTCCTCGTCGCAGAGCCCCTGCTCCTCGTCCACGCCCACGCGGAAAAACCCCCGGAGAACGAACAGGAGGCCGCGGGCGGCCCCGAAAAAGAAAACGCGGCCAAGAACACTCCCGAGCCCGAAAAGGGCCGGGAAACGCCCCAGGAGGCCGCGGGCAAGGGCAAAAAAGGCGCCGGCAAGAAGGGATAGGGATAGATGGCCTACTGCACCCGCGCGGACATCGAGGAGCAGCTGTCCAACGACGAGCTGGTGGAGCTCACGGACGACGAGGGCTTCGGCCAGGTGGACAGCGCGGTCATCGACCGGGCCATCGCCGACGCGGACGCGGAGATCGACGCCTGGTGCGGCGGCCGCTACACCGTGCCCTTCGCCGCCGCGCCCGCCATGGTGCGCCGGGCATCCGTGGAGCTCGCCATCTACAACCTGTTTTCCCGCCGCCTGGACAGCGTGCCCGAAACGCGCAAGGAGCGGCGGCGCGATATCATCGCGTTTCTCAAGGCCGTGGCGTCCGGGACGGTCACCCTGGGCCCGGACGCCACCCTGGCCAACGAGGCCGGCGGCGTGGAAACGGAGTACACGGACCGCGCCTTCACCCGCACCACCATGAAGGGCCTGATCTGACATGGCCGCGGGAAACACCATCGAGGCCGTCGAGGACGCCATCCTGGCGCGGCTCGAGCACCTCAAGGCGGACGCCTCCATCGGGCTTCGCACCCTGGACACCTACCAGGGGGAGCTGGAGACGGAACAGGACGTGAGCAAGCTTTCCCGGGCCTTCCCGGCCATCTGGGTGGTGTACGGCGGCAGCAATGTCAAAGACATGGGCCCGCGGGTTGTCGAGGAGATGACTTGGATCCTGTTCCTCGCAACCCGCTCCCTGCGCGACGAGGCCGAGGCCCGCCGGGGCGGGGCCACCGGGTGCGGCTCCTACGCCCTGTGCGAGGCCGCCAGAAACCGCCTGGCCAACCACGACCTGGGCTTGACCGGCCTCCAGCCCCTGCAGTTCACCCGGCAGGAGAACGTCTGGTTCGGCAAGGGGATCAGCATCTACGGCCAGCAGTGGCGGGCCACAAACTACCACCTGCTGGAAGGCACCCTGGGAGGATAAATGAAGAAGCGCACCGACAAGCCCCGGCCCTGCGCGGGCCCCAAGGAAACCGTGATGCGCGGCGGCAGTCGCGTGGTGGAGCCCGCCACGCCCGAGCCGAAGCCGGCCCCGGCCAAGGAAAAGCCCGTGGCCACGGACGAGTAGGGTGTGGGCGCAAGGATCACAAAAGTCCTGTACCCGGAGGACTCGCCGGACGACGGCTTCCGCACCGGATCGACGCTGCACAATGGATACGAGCACCTGCAGTTCGGCCAAGACGGCGACGTCAGCGTCCAGATCCGTTGCCCCGGCGCGGGGCTGTGGCGCGGGGCCAGGATCTCCTCGGCCCGGCTTTTTCTCAAGGC